ATGAAACTTATCTCATGGAACGTTAACGGGCTGCGCGCCTGTGTACAAAAAGGATTTCTCGATTATTTTCATGCCGCAGATGCCGATTTTTTCTGCATCCAGGAATCCAAGCTGCAGGAAGGACAGATCGCACTTGATCTGCCGGGCTACCACCAGTACTGGAATTACGCCGAGAAAAAAGGCTACTCCGGCACGGCAATCTTTGCAAAACACGAACCTCTTCAGGTCACACGCGGCATCGGCACCGCAATCTGCGATACCGAAGGTCGAGTGATCACCCTCGAATATGACAGCTTCTACCTTGTCACCTGTTACACTCCAAACTCCCAGAACGAACTGGCGCGGCTTCCCTACCGCATGGAATGGGAAGATGCTTTCCGCGCTTATCTTCTTCAGCTCGACAGCAAAAAGCCGGTCATTCTCTGCGGCGATTTAAATGTTGCACACACGGAGATCGATCTGAAAAATCCAAAGACCAACCGCAAAAATGCCGGTTTTTCCGATGAAGAACGGGAAAAAATGACTGAACTTTTAAACGCCGGTTTTACGGATACCTTCCGTTACTTTTATCCGGATGCCGAGGGCATTTATTCCTGGTGGTCCTACCGCTTTAAAGCCCGCGAGAAAAACGCCGGATGGCGGATCGATTATTTCCTCACTTCAAAGCGGTTAGATTCCAGTCTCACCGGAGCAGCTATCCATACCGATGTGTTCGGTTCGGATCACTGTCCGGTAGAACTGACCATTGAATTGTAAAGAAGTTTATTTCGTAAAAAATCCAGTGTTTTCACGGACGATTCCATGAAAACACTGGATTTTTCATTATGCGTACATCAATTTTCCTTTTGGCACTGGAATTTCCCGCCCAATAGCCTTTGCCGTCTCTATCCATTCGGAAATAACTGTTTCCACATTTTCCAAAGCCTCTGCCGCCGTTTCTCCATCATAAACTTTATTTCCGCGAGGATGCGCAGCTCGCGGAGCGTTATTTAATCATAGGAAGGAATTTCCTATGATTAAATAAAAAAAATGCTGTCATACGACAACATTTTTTCGGGTTGGGCTATTATATTTATAATAGTAACAGTCCGTACGGGAATCGAACCCTAGAGTAATTGTCTTGAAATGGCTTAAAATAGCCATTCTTTCAATTTTTCTTTGAGTACTTTTGAGTACTAGGGACTCATAATGCTTCGATTAAGTCAAGTTCCTGTCTCTTTTCCTCAATTCCGGTACGATCAAAATAATAATGATCTTTTGTGCAACTAATGTCTGTATGCCCCATGGTATCAAGGATTGTGGACTCTTTCACTTTTCCGTCAAGCAAGATACTTCCGTATGTCTTTCGGATTTTGTGCGGAGATTTCACTTTCATTCTCAATTCATGTTCGCAGATATACCGCAAACGTTCACGAAAGTTGTAGGATTTCAACCGTTCTCCGTCTCTCTCAAATAGATATTGCCCGAAGGGATTTCTCTTTCGTACTTCATCAAGAATCCATTTGTACTTATCCGGCAATATGGCAAATCGCAATCCGGCTTCTGATTTCGGAAAATCTTTGACCTCATAGTGAAAACCATCATCATCACGATAGCGTGTTTCTGTAGAATTGATCGCAACCGTGTAGTTTTCAACATCTTTCCGCTTTAATGCCGACAATTCCCCGACACGGACTCCTGTCTTAAACATAAATAGCAATCCAAGGTTTACGATATCTAAGTGATTTCTAAGGTACATCTCCATGCGTTCCTTTTCATCCGGCATATATACTTGGTCTTTTGCCTTTCGGACTACGTGCTTAAACGCTTTTGGCGATATATCCATGTCTTTCAGCGTGTATGTAATGGAAAACTTGACATACTTCTTCCGTTTGGCATACTTAAAGATTCCGTAAATCAGCGTTCGGAAGTTTGAGAACGCCTTGGAAGTCATGTCGAAATCATGGATGCTATTTCGTATAAACGTTTCAAGGTCGCATTCGTCTACACCTTTGATTTTCTTATCCTTGATACCGTCAAAGTATCTTTGAAAATCCATTAGGTATCTGTCATAGGTTGCCCTGCTGATTTCTTCAAGTTCCAGCTTTTGTGAAATCCAACGGTTGAAGATTTCCTCTATCGTGGGGTCATCTTCTCTCTCTTTCCAATAATCAATGATTTTCTGCTCGACCGCTTCTCTGCGCTTTGCCTTGATTTTACGTCTGCCTTTTACTTCATCCGGCAGATATGAGTACCAGTTCTCATCCTTTCCTTGATAGATTTTATAAGGGTTTTTGTTGAGTAATTTTTCTCTCTTTTGCATAGTAACTTGTTTCTGCACAAGTGCTATGTCGAGAATACCACTATCAACGGCATATTTCAACAGTTCTTTTTCATCCAATCAAATACCCCCGTTCTTTCTATTTTATCTTTTATATCTCTCACTCTGTACTCTATCGTTCTTAGTGATAGATTTTCTTTTGTGGATATTTGCTTTTGTGAAAAACCACGGCAGAGAAGAGAGAAAATTCTCTCCTCTTCTTCCGTGAAATTGGCATTTTCTTTGATTTGTTCAAGTTCTGGCTTAATGAATTTTGTAAATTTCATAAGCCATTTCTCCATTAAATATAATCTGATAAATCCATTTGCTCATCATTTTCAAATACAAGCATTTCATTCTTTGCGCGCTCGTAAAAGTTTCTGTCAATCTCGAATCCGTATGCACTTCTGCCAAGCTCTGCGGCGGCTCTTAGCGTGCTACCGCTACCGCAACAAGGGTCAATAATAACGTCTCCCTCGTCTGTAAAAATCTCAATCAGCTTTTTAAGGACTGCTACCGGCTTTTGCGTTGGATGAATCTTCGGTATATCTTTTCCGTCTTTCTCCCAAGTAAACCAATTGAAAATCATGTGTCCTGTACCTCTGATATTCTTTCCGTTTTCATCAATCTGCAAGCCGTTTCTGAATTTCGGTAACTTATTTCGGTACAGTACGAGTGCATATTCCGTAGCACCTACGATACGCATATTAGCTTTAAGTACCTGTGGACTGTAATTTTTACAGAATACAAGCGGTATGTAATTAACGAATCCATGTTTTTTCGCCGACGCAATCAATGTTGACAACTGCTCAAATGCACAAAACACAATCATACAAGGGCTATTACTGCTTCTGCCCCTTGCAATAGGCTTTGTGTCCTCTTTTTTCAACATCTTTGAACAAAAATGGAAGTATTCATACAAGTTAAAGTTAAAATCCGAATTGAAAGCCGCCTTTTTCGCAAGTTTGCTTTCTCCATTCTTGTTATCGCCACCGTTATACCACATAGGGTTACTGCCGTAGAAATTGTTCCCGACATTATACGGAACGTCTGCAATAATAAGTTGTGCAGGAGGGATCGCATACTTTTTGTAATTCTGCATAGAATCTCGATAAATCTCACATTTTAACTTCTTTTTCATTTTTCTTACCAAAAGGAAACCTCGGTTTTATGTGCGCACAACCTATTCCTTTCTTTGATTTTTAGTTAATTACTGGGGCTTTCTGCCTGTCTGAAAATACTCGTCATAAGCGTCAACCGTATCGCGTATTTCAACCATAGCCATATCAAGTGTTACATCTTTTTTATCCAAGGCTCTTTCTGCATAATCTTTAATTCTCATCATTAAAGCCTGTGCTATTACTATCTCTACATTGTCACTCATTCTGAATCACTCGCTTTCTTTTCTCTTAAAATCCTCACAAGGCACATCAAGCAAACAACCGCATTTTTCGGTTTCCATCCCTCCCCAATATGTCTTGTATCTGTAAGAGTTTTCGCATTTAAAGCAGAAATCCTTACCACTATTCAGCTTGCAACTCGTCTTTTTATCCTCTAACTTTTTCCCAAGGCTTTCATTTATCCTTTTGAGTTCCTCGACCTTTTTTTGCAATTCCTCAAAATCTTCAATGAGTTTGTTGTATTTCTTCTTGCTTAAAATCTTCATTCTGCTTCGCTCCTTTCAGCTTTTCTGCTATCTGCTTTACTTGTCTTATGGCATTTTCCCAAGTTGCGCCCTCGGTTGGTAACCCGCTTGACATAGCCATTCCGGAAAAACGCTCAATGATGTTAGCGGTCAAATCATCAACAGCTTTGTCATAACTATCAATATTAGACTTTCGATATTTAAGCACCTCATTATTCAGAGCTTCTTTGCCCCAATCTCCGCTATCAAACCATTCAACAGCCTTAAATACAGGACTAAGTGCTTCAAAAAGTGTTTCTATTCGTATACTTGCCGACTTGATATACTCAACTAATCTTTGTGTATCTTTAGCCACATCTTCAAAACCTGCACTGTTCAATCTGTCAACCATATCTTGCAATGTTTCTACTGACGAACCATTCATAAGCTCGTCAACATCTTTACAATACAAATAATTCCAACTTCCACCACTCATTCGCTCTCACCTACTTTCAATAAATCCATAAACCTTTAAGTTGCAACCTCGGTTTACCGAGGATTCGTTATTCCTTTCCTAAAATCTTCTCTAAGCACACATTAAAGCCTGCCGCAAATGCCATCCCCAGACTCCCAAATTCATATTTTTCAGATGGAAGTTCTTCCACCTTCTCCGGCAATTCTCGGAGCGGACACCACTCCGGCTTTTCTCCGTCTGGCAAAAGTTTTCCTGTCGCACAGCACAGATATTCGTCATCATTCTCTGTCTCATAGCACAATGTGCATTTCTGGCATACCTGTTCCGGCATATCCATTACCAATACTGCTTTAGGCATTTTCATTCCCCCTTAATTCGTCAAGGCTTTCCTGCAATTCTTTGTAATAATTGATTTGGTCTGTGAAATGATTATCTAACGCATCAATCATTTCTTCTTTCGCATCTTCCAGAGATTCTGCCTGTAAAAAATCCATGTGCCCATCAATGACAGACTTCCATCCAATTTCTTCACCACAATAAACAATGCTTCCTATGACGAGATCTCCGTAATAGGCAACTACATCAATTTGTTTCTTCCAGTCTTCCTGCTCTGGTTCGACTTCTTTCCATTCAAGTTCAGTCATACTTCACACTCCCTCCGGCTTCTCGCACCGTTCAAATTCGATAATCCAAACCAACGGATTTGCACTCCAACCGTAGCGGTCAAGGTCTGATTTCTTGATGGTAGAATCCCACAATCTCTGAAATAAGAAAAACAATTCAGAGATGAAATCAAATTTACCAACGCATTCCTTCGGATCTACCTCAATTCCTTCTTTCCGTATGCCGACTTCCGTAATCTGCTGTAACCGCTCCACTCTCACATTCGTAACTTTAAGCCAGATACGCGCTGCTTCTTTTGGCATAAATAATGATGGTTTCCACTCGCCATTATGACTGAACCACTTATGCACAAATGTGTCATAGTCTAATCGGTTTATGGAATCTGTATTTCCATTTGCAAATTGCAACCTTACATCATCTCCGCCTGCTCTAAATCTTATGTCAGCAGTTGCTTCGTATCGGTGTGCTCGCCAACATTGCCATGTTTCCCGGACATACAGGATATCACCTGTGTGATATGGTGGATTCCATCGTTTGCTTAATTCCTCATCCTTTATATTTTCCGGAAGCTTATATTCTTCGCCCCAAAGTTCGTGTGCTCCCCTGTTTGGATATGTCCATTTTCCTATACAATCCTTGTGGCTACCTGCATATGTATAACATAGCCCTGATTGTGGTTGTGGCTTTATCGCACGTCTGGTGCAGCTCTTTCTTCCGTCCAGAATCGCCCGAACCATTTCGGTGTTGAATAAAATCGGTTTAATTGGCATCCGCTTCACCCGCCTTTAGTCGATCAACTTTATCGCTCAATTCTTCTATCTTCTGCACTGCTTCTCTCAAGACTTCTGCATTATGATTTATCGCCATTGCAAGTTCTCTGACGCTTGAGCTTAACGAAATACCTGTTATTTTTGTTACTGCTTTATTCTTCCATTTCATTCACTCCACCGCCTTTCACGATTTCAACTGCTTCATTCAAAGCATTATACACACATTCAGATGCGTATCCGAATTCTGTCCCCTTATTTTCCCGAAGATGCCTTAATGCGTCCATTCGTCTCTTTTCCAGTTTTTCTACAACCTTGTCCGGATCGTAGGCAATCGGCTGTGCATCTACCACGCTCGCCAATGTTGCCAAACTTACTCTCCTAAAATCATCATCAGATTTACTCGCACGCATGCAATATTCTTTTAGTGCATCTGCATCAATCAGTCTCATCGTTTTTTATCTCCTTTTTTCAAATAATCAAAAATCTCATGTCCAATCATCGCTACAACTGACAGAACGCAAAAAAGATTGACTCCAAATTTTGTTAGAATATCTAACCTAATGGCTATAAGGATTAGTAGAAAGAAATTTATGTACGATTGAAAAATCATTCTTCATCACCCCAATCCAATTTCTGACCACATTTCCAGCAATAACGAGCAGGAAGTGTTCCAGTTGACCAACCCATGTACCTACCGCATGCATAACATGTATATTTTTTAATCCCATTATCTTCTTTTTCAGTAATAGCAGCTCTCGGATTCTGACGTTCCACAGCCGCCCGGCATTCTTCCACCATTCCGATTGCTCGGTACTGCTGTACTTCTTCAAGTGCATTGATTGCCATATTGTGCGCATTTACGCATTTATCTGTATAGCAATCAGCATCTAAATATCTTTTCATAAATTCGATTGCTTCATTCTCCGTCATAGTTACACCTCAAACAATTCCGGATTGTCAAATTTGTTGCCGACAACACTACATTCATCCAAAACCTCATAGCTTTCAGCAGATAATCTGTTTGTAACTTGGAAAGACAATGTTTCTTCATCCCACAAAACTTCACCGGCACAATCTGCTTCTGCATATCCGCTTTCTGTGCTATATGTGTCAAGATAAACAATTACATCGTGTTCAAATATCAATTTCTCATCTCGATCTGTCCGTCCAGTGCACCGGCAGATAGTTGATGCATCTACAACACAACGACAGAAGAAACCCAAACTATCCTTTGTGTAGAAATAATAACTTTCGTTGCCCTTTTTCGTGCAAAATGGGTATGACAGATATCCTTCCACCCATTCGCCATTATCAATCCGCTTTCCGCGGAATAAATATCTATCTTCCATATTCTCTCCTACTCCGCTTCTGATTGAAGCCATTCTTCCCACTCGCCGTGTTCTTCTTCGCTCGGAAATTCATGTTCCATCCACTGATAATCTGATTTTACTTTGCAAAGAAACTCTGCTAACTCTTCATCCGACATATTCCTTATCCTGTCGGCATTGGTCGCTTTCGCATCAACAAGTTCAAAACACTCATCACGCCATTTCAATACATTATCAATATTAAATGAACTGTAACCTACATGGTAATAATCTTCGCCGACTTTTTTGTACTTGATTTCGTAATATGGCTTGTTGTCTATCATCCTTACGATAATTTCCAGAGATGTAACTTTGTTTTTTGTATCATCATTTTCCAAAACTTTGCTGTCACATCTGCAACAAGGCTCATTATCTCTTGAATTGCTGTTGTGCTTGCAGTTACAAGAAGTCTTTTCTTCGCTATCATCAAATACCTTTAAAAACATTTCAGCAATTTCTTTCTCGTATCTACCACACATACCTTTGCAATCAATATCCGCGATAACCCTTGAAAAGAAATCTTTGAATTTGTCAGCATAATAATCTCCTGTGAAATCGTTAGGTATGTCAATTATTACTTTCATTTTCTCAACCTCTCAATTCCTGTTAATTAACTCTTCAACTTCGCACTCATCGTTTTCGCTGTTATAAGGACACACTTCACAGCCACAAGGCGTGTCTGAAACTGTGTCGCATAATATCCTTATTATCTCAATTAAATTTTCTTTGCTATCTTCCATTTCTATTCACCTCTCAATTCTTCCAACTTCTTTAGGCGTTTGCGAAACGCCACAGACCGCATAAATACGGCATTTTTTGTTACCAAATTAAAATAACTCCTCACCGG